AAGATAAAAAAAATGCTATCGCCTTTGAACTATCTACTATGGCTGAGAAGCATGCTCAAGAACTACTTAAGGGTCAGTTAGAAGTCAACAAGACTGAGGCTGCACATAAGAGTTTATTTGTGGCGGGATGGCGACCTGCTATAGGATGGATATGTGGACTAGCTCTATTCTATTCTACTATCCTAGCCCCCATTTTAAGTATCTGGTTTACTGTTCCTCCTGTTGACAGCGCATTGCTTACTAGCGTGTTAATGGGTATGTTAGGACTAGGCGCTATGCGTACAGTAGAAAAGTCTAAAGGCGTACAGAGAGAACGATAATGGCAAGAGCAACTAGACCTCTTATGGTTCGACCTCCCATCCAAGAAGAGTTTGTTGACTTGGGTGTAAATCCTTTTGCCGCTTCAACAGGGCTAGAAGGTTTAGAACTAACAGATGAAGTTGTAGACGCTATTGTTGGCAACTTGTTAAGAGATAGAGATAGCGATAGTGCAATACGCATTAACGGTAGGTCTTATGACGATACATCTGGCGACATGATGGAATATTTGTTGGGTCGTGTTGGTAATGTAAGAAGTAAAGAAGCTCCTATTTTTACTACTATTGGCGAAGATGTTTACATAACAGGCGTTACTCCAGAGACTCCTCGACCAAAAGAGGAGCTTGAGTTTGAGTACGATGTAGAGCCTATTCAGTACGAACTACCTAAAGAAGATGAAGAAGCTTCAGCACCTGCACCTGCTCCTGCACCTGCTCCTGCACCTGCTCCAGAGCCTACGCCAGAGCCTACGCCAGAGCCTGAGCCAGAGCCTGAGCCAGAGCCTGAGCCTACTCCAGCTCCTACGCCTGCTCCAGCACCCACACCAGCTCCAGAGCCTGTATCTACTCCTGAGGGAGAAGAAACTGTGGGAGGTACTTATCCCGGTGTGGAGCTTGAAGACCCTGAAGGTGAGAAGTACGACGTAGATGATAGACAAGAAGTTTTAGATATTCTTCTTGAAGAAGGAAGAGTAGTTATTGTAAGTTCTCCTGAAGATAATGTTTGGGGAAGAGGTAAGTGGGAGGTCATAGTAGACGGTGTAAGACAAAATATAGACTGGAAAGATAAACGTATTTCTTTTCCAGATATAGAGCCAACCCCAACGCCAGAGCCAGCTCCAACTCCAGAGCCTACTCCAGAACCAGCCCCGACTCCAGCACCAGCGCCCACGCCTGCTCCAACCCCAGCGCCTGCGCCTATAGATATTGATGTAACATTTGATCCGTTTGAAGAAGACCCGTTTAAAGAACCTGAGTTTGAGCCAGAGCCTACACCAGTAGAGCCAGAGCCTACTCCGGTTGAGCCTACGCCTACACCAGTAGAGCCTGAGCCTACTCCGGTTGAGCCTACGCCTACACCAGTAGAGCCTACGCCTACACCTGTACAGCCTCCAGTAGAGCCTCCGGTACAGCCTCCGGTAGAACCAGTACCTCCTGTAGAGCCAACGCCTACTCCGGAGCCTACACCTACACCAACGCCTTCTCCTCCTCCTAGCGAGGGTGGTGGTACTGGTACTGGAGATGGTGACGGAGATGGTGATGGCAGTGGAACTGGTGACGGAGATGGTGATGGCACTGGAACTGGTGACGGAGATGGTGACGGAGATGGTGACGGAGATGGTTCTGGAAGAGGATCAGGCAGCGGCACAGGCACAGGCGTAGGAGCTGGTAACGCTACACGCACTACGGACTCTCTCTTTGGTGATTTGTTACAATTAGAAACACAAATAGGAGCTACACAAGAACTTCTTAATCCTTTTACTTTTGTTCCTGTTCCTTCAATACAACAAACTTTACAACAAGTACCACAGTTACGCACTAGACCTCCGGGCATGCTGACTAATAGCACTTTACTACAAAGGTATAGATAATAATGACATACTTACAATTAGTCAACAGCGTATTGCGTAGACTCAGAGAGGACGAAGTATCTACAGTTTCTCAAAACAGCTACTCCAAACTTATTGGAGAGTTTGTCAACGATGCTAAACGTACCGTAGAAGACTCCTACGACTGGACTGCTCTGCGTACTACACTAACTGTAACCACAGACGATACAACCTTTAACTATGTGTTGACTGGCTCACAGAACAGGATGAAGCTGTTGGACGTTATTAACGACACTTCAGACTTTTTCATGCAGTACCGTCCTTCTCGCTGGATGGACAACGCTTTCTTGATTGAGACACCGCCTCTAGGTTCTCCACAGTTCTACAGCTTCAACGGTGTTAACGCTGCTGGTGACAACGCTGTCGATGTGTATCCTAAGCCTGACGGTGTGTATCAGCTACGGTTTAATGTGGTGCTGCGTACAGCAGACTTCACAGAAGATACAGAGACTCTAGCAGTACCTTCATCACCTGTTGTTCAGGTAGCTACAGCACTGGGTGCTAGAGAGCGTGGAGAGACTGGTGGCACAAGCGCAGCAGAGTTGTTTGCTCTGGCTGACAGAACATTGTCTGATGCTATTGCTATTGATGCGTCACAACATCCTGAAGAAACTATCTGGTATTCTTAATGGCACAACAACTACAGAACATAACAGTAGCCGCCCCCGGCTTTGCTGGTCTAAACACACAGGACTCCCCCATAGGGATTGATCCTTCGTTTGCTTCTGTTGCAGACAACTGTGTTATTGATCAGCTAGGCCGTATTGGTGCGCGTAAGGGCTGGGTAGAGGTTTCTACTAACGGCTCTTCTGTACTAGGCACTAGCCGTGGCATAGAGACTGTGTACGAGTTTATTGATAACTCTGGTGATAAGGTTATACTGTCAGCAGGTAACAATAAAATCTTTACAGGTACTACCACGTTAACAGACGCTACGCCTACTGGGTACACGCCTACAGCTAATAACTGGAAAGCTGTTACTTTAAACGACCATGTCTACTTATTCCAAAGAGATCACGAGTACGTGCTAGGTACAGATCACGGTGGTTCTTTTGTATTAGAAGAACACTCAGCACACTCTCACGCAACAGGCACACCACCAGAGGCTAATGAAGTCTTAGCAGCATACGGTCGTCTCTGGGCAGCAGACATTACAGGTAACAAGCACACTGTTTACTGGTCTGATACACTTAACGGCCATCACTGGACAGGAGGCACTACAGGCTCGTTAGACGTTACTACTGTATGGCCTACAGGCTTTGACGAGATAACGGCTCTAGCGGCCCACAATGGCTTCCTAATCATCTTTGGTAAGAAGTCTATACTCGTGTACTCAGGAGCCTCCTCTCCTGCCTCTATGACGCTTACAGACACCATAGAAGGCGTTGGTTGCATAGCTCGTGACTCAGTACAACATACAGGTACTGATATATTGTTCTTGTCTGAGACAGGTGTACGTAGCTTTGGCAGGACTATACAAGAGAAGTCCATGCCTATGCGTGACATCAGCAAGAATGTACGCACAGATTTGGTATCTTTGATCCCTTTACAGACTAATGCTATCAAGTCACTGTACAGCTCTGAAGAAGCCTTCTACCTGTTAACACTACCTGACAGCAACACTGTGTACTGCTTTGACATGCGTAGACAGCTAGAGGATGGTTCACATAGAGCTACTACATGGTCTAGTTTGTACCCTCTGTCTTTTGCTGTACTAGAGGGTGGTGATATATACATAGGCATCTCTTCAGGCATTGTTAAGTACACAGGCTACATGGACGGTGCTAACAAGTACGAGATGCGCTACTTCAGTAATCCTATGGACTTTGGCAACACATCTAATCTGAAGTTCCTGAAGAAGTTTAACCTGACTATCATTGGTGGGCAGAACACGCCTACTACTTTAAACTGGGGTTATGACTACACAGCTAACTATACAAAGCAAGCCTTTACATTTGGTGAGTCTAACATTGCTGAGTATGGCATAGCTGAGTACAACACCACAGGCGAGTACACCTCTTCTATCCTTATCAACACTCCAAAGGTTAACACCAGCGGCAGTGGTGAGGTAGTAACCATTGGCTTAGAAGCAGAGGTCAACGGCGCTCCATTCTCTATTCAAAAAATCGACATACACGCTCTACTAGGGAGACTTATCTAAATGTCTAATTACACTAAGACAACTAACTTTGCTACAAAGGATTCTCTCCCTTCAGGCAATGCTGCGAAGATTGTGAGAGGTACAGAGATCGACACTGAGTTTAACAACATACAGATAGCGAGTGCTACAAAGGCTGACTCAGCTAATGCTACGCTAACTGGAACAACTACCGCTGTAACCTTAGATGTATCAGGTACGTTAACGGCTGGTACAATTACTGGAGGGTCTTACTAATGCCTTACGATGCACAAGGAAACTATATAGCTGATACAGCTACTCCTACTATAGACCCTAGCGGGAATCTTTCTATCACGCCCACAGCAACAGCAAGTGGTTCTGGTTTTGACTTAGGTGGCTTACTGCGTACAGGTGGTCAGTATTACTTAGGTCAAGAAAACATTAGAGGCGCACAACAGCTAGGTCGTGAAACTCAAGCAGGCGCACAAGCGTTAGCTCAAGAAGCCAGAGCAGGTACAGAGTTTAAACCGTACACTGTTACTAGCGGTCTAGCTAACATTGCTACAGACCCTACTGGTGGGTTTGCTATAGACCTGTCACCAGAGCAACAAGCCCTACAGGCGCAGCTACAACAGCAAGCAGGTGGTTTGTTTGGTCAAGTAGGTGCAGACCCTGCCGCAGCACAAGCGCAGCTATACGAGCAAATGAGAGCCATACAGCGTCCTGAAGAGGAACGTCAACGACTAGCACTAGAAGAGCGTATGCTGTCACAAGGGCGCTTAGGGTTAGGTTCTGCTGCTTATGGCGGTTCTTCTCCTGAGCTACTGGCACAAGAGACTGCTCGTCAGGAAGCTATGGCTCGCGCTAACTTAGGTGCGCGTCAGCAATCACAAGCAGAGATGCTTCAGGCTGGTCAGTTGGGTGGCATGTTACAGGCAGCAGGCTATCAACCACAGCAACAAGCCTTGTCTATGTTAACAGCTAGTCAAGTACCTGCTGGATTTGCTGATGTTGGGCGTAGGACTGGTACTGAGTTATCTACACAGATGGGACTAGGTGGTTTGGAAGCAAGACTGCAAGCTGAAGACTTAGCTAATCGTTTACAGCTACAGCAGGGCGAAGCAATCCTCGGTTCTTTGTTTGGTCAACAAGCTACAATACAGGAACAAATACTTAATAAAATACTTAATCCTGACGGCGGTCTTTTAACAAACGAAGGCGGTCTGTTAAGCGGCGGTATTGATTGGTTAGAAGGAAAATTACCATCTTGGTTGAGGTTTTAAATTATGGCTAGAACAGATATTGCAGGACTCCTTACGGGTATGCCTAGCAGCCGTCCCGATCCTATGGGAATGGGTATTAACTCAGAGCAGCAGAGGTTAGCTTTTGGCGCACAACGTGCTGAAGGTTTACAGCGTGGTGTGCGAGGCTTGATGGGACAGGACACTATGACTCCATCAGAGCAGTTACAAATGGCGATGGCTCAGTTAGACTTGAGTAATCCTGCTGATCTTCGTAAACTAGCCGGTATACAACAAGCTACTGGTGATTTGGCTGGTGCAGCTAAAACTGCTGCGGGTATACGTGAGTTAGAACTTGAGGGGAAAACAAGGACTGCTGTAGCAAATGAGTTAATTAAACTAGGAATGCCGGCGGAAGCTCAACAAGTTCTTGATAAAACACTAGCTCCCGCTGCTGGTCAGTCTTTAGTATTACAAGTAAAGGGAGAACAGCGAAGAGGAGCAGCAAGCGCTACACAAGCCGCTGCTAAATCTAAAAGAGAAACACTTGAAAAACGAAATGCTGCTTCTCAGCTATTGGTTCTTAAAGGTTTTCCACAGGATAGTGAAGAAGTGCAAAAAATACAAGACGGAGTTTTTGATGGGCTTTCTGACTCTCAACTTACAAGTGCTTTAAACTCTCTTGCTCTTTATTCTAATCCTAAAATAACTTCAGATTCTTTGACTGCTTACAAGACTCCAGAAGGAGTAAAGATGGTAGGTAAGTGGACTATAGAAACGCCTCAAGGAGTTAAACAAGTCTTTGGATATCGTAACGCAGAAGGAACACCAGTTCCTATAGATCCTGAAAAAAGCACAAAGGTTAAAGATCTTGAAGGTATAAGTTCTAGTAACACAAGAGTAAAAAATATAATGCTTCAGCTAGCTACTGCGGGTCAGTTAGGTGCTAGGGATGCAGAAGATAAACTTATTGAAGGGTTTGTTACAGACGCTAACGAGGCTTGGACTAGTTTAGCTCCTGAAAAACAATTAGAAATAGCTACAGCTATTGATGTTAGGGCAGAGTTTTACCGTAAACGAAAAGGCATGAATCAGCTACAAGCCCAAAGAACAGCCATTAAAGAAATTTTTACAGACAATATAGAAGAACTAGGATTGTTTGATTATAACGATACTATTTTAAATTTAAGTAAGTTTGAAACAGAAATAGCTGAAGACTTTATTGATCCGTCAAGCAGTACAAAAACAGGAACATTTCAAGGCACATCAAACAGCGGAATAGGTATTACCTTTACTGTCGAGGACAAACCAAAATGATTACAGCAGAAGCTAATGGTATGCTTTTTACTTTTCCAGAAAACACTTCTCAAGAAGATATGATGGAAATGGTAGATGCTTACTTTGGTAAAGAAGCTCCTGAAACAGCAGAGCAACGAGCTGCTAGAGGTATTTCTGATTACTCTTCTCCTTTACCCGAAGAGCGTCTTCAACGAGAAAGAGAGCTTGTCAGTCCTGAAGGTAAACCTTGGTATGCCCAGCCTTCCGCACAGGTTCAATCAGCTAAAGCAGTAGGTGACTTCTTTAGATACTTAGGTATTGGTG